CGGCATCTACACAGCTGTTATAGTAAACAACCTCACCATCTTAACTATCATCTGGGGGATATAGGATGACGCTTTGGTGTGACTGCTGCGGAGACCAAGTTAAAGTCGTTTATCCGTGCAAGTTTGTGTTCTATGATGGAACAAGCATCGATTTCAATGTGTGTATAGACTGTATGGAGCGCGGCAAACTTGTTATTGATTTGCCGCGAAAAAAGCGGATTTCAGAGATTGTGATGCGGATACGCGACTTGAAGAAAACAGAGTAACGGGCTAAAAATACGCCTTAGCTTTTTTTGCTGTTTAGGCTAGACTAAACCACACAAAGATGGCAACGTTATTCTTTGGTGTAGATTGTGATTTGACTGAAGCGTACACGACCATCTAAACTTCGGATTGGGGGACTGCATTTCACCAGTCGGGTTTCAACGTTCAGCCCCAGCAGGCATGCCTGCTTCAGAAAGTCGGATTCGTTGTATGTGTTGTGGAAGAACAGCAGCATCTCGAAGTCGTGTTTGCTTTCGTTGAAGCTTGCATGTTTCTCTATGAGCGCGTAGACGGTTTCGTTTCTCCATCTGTCCTCTAGGGTTATTATCTGCTTTTTTGCGACGCGCGCCATCTCCTTTAGGGCGCGGCGCCATTCTCCGGGTTGCAGATGTATGAGAAGGTCTTTGCAGTATACGGTGTCGAAGCTTTCGTCTTTGAATCTGAGGTTAAGCACGTCGCCGACTTCTGCGGGGGCACCTCTCTGTTTTGCGGCTTCAACAAACTTTGGGGTGATGTCTACGCCCAGATATTTGATGCAGCCGTCTTTATAGTGATCGTAGTCTAGTCCTATACCGCAGCCTATGTCGAGGACTGATTTGCTGGTTTTCTTTATGTGATCTGCAATCCATGCGCGTCCTTTGTGGTTAACTTGCTCTTGCGTGTTCTGCCATGTTAGCGGGTTTCCGGGCATCTTCTGCCATTGACTGTAATAGTTAGGGGTGTCTAGTTCAGTCAACAGAATGCCTTCATTATTTTTTCTCCGCGCAGCCGTTGCCAGAGTGTGCGTGTGTCCTTCCACATCATGCAGACTCCTCGTTTGGTTGTGACTTTGCCGGGGTAGCAGCATTCTCTGTTGAGTCTTGCGGGACGTTTTGGGTTGAATTGGAACCAGTGGCAGTTTAGGCAACTGCGATTGTATTCGCTAATTTTTGGGATTCCCACCATCTTTTCTGTTCTCCTTTGCCTGTCTTATTCCCATCCAGATGTTTTTCATCTCGCGGTAAAAGTTCATGTTCTGAACTATCATGGGCTTACCCGGATACATCTTGTTTGTCTCTCCACACTTCTGCACGTCCTCTCCTTTGTGTACCCAGAAGCCGACGATGTCGTTGACTTTGATTAGGTGAAGCAGGTTGCCGCAGAAGTTGCATCGTTTAACCTTGTCTGTGTCCGGCGGCAGGCTGAGTTTTTCGAGCACTTGGCTGTAGATTATTTTCTGTTTAGTCACGAAGAGTCACCACATGAATAAGCTAAATTTGTTTCACATGGTCCATCTAATCGTCCCGTTTTCTTCAATTGTTCTGCAACATTTTTAGGAATCAAATATGTGTGTCCTGTTAATGTCATAATTTTAACGCTTTCAGACACTTTTATTCACCTTTGTTTAGCCACCAATTTGTCCATTCTTTGTTGAATTGGTACTCGTGTACTCTGCAGCGTCTGCACATGGGGATTTCGTTCCATCTGCCCTCTGTGTGCAGTTTCCTGAATTTGGCGAATTCGAGGCTGTTCCACACCTCCTCTGCTGATTGTTCAGTTACGTTGCCGAGGACGTATTCGTCGTTGTAGTCGATGCAGCAGGGCACCACGTTGCCGTTTGAGTGGATGTTCATTCCCGTCCACAGCCGCTGGCAGGGCACACGCGGGGCTGGCTTGCCCATGTATCGTGTTTGATCGCCTGCTAGGTCTGGGATGTCGCCATGGAAGGTGTCGTACTGCACGTTTGCGACTGTGTCAACGTAGCTTGTGACGTCGCCGTATCCTGCTATTGCATCCATGATTTCTGGCACAGATAGTACGTGCAGGGTTATTTTTGGTTTGAGCCGTTTGGTTAGTTGCCTGTAGAGGTAAAATTTTTTGATGTTGATGATTGTGCGTTCTCGGTTTAGTGGGGGCTGCCATTTCCTGTATAGTTCTTCGGTTGGTCCGTAGAAGCTGATATGGAGTTCGTCGAGGATTTGTGTGTCTACTATGCCTTTGATTGTTGTGTCAGGGAGGTGGTTCATGTTGCTGTAGACGATTGTCTGACAGGCTGGGTTGCGTTGTTTGATGTTGGCTAGGATTGGGACTAGGCGGGGTTCGAGGGTGGGTTCCTGCATGAGGAAGGGGCAGACCGCGTCGACTTTGGGTGCGACTTCGCGGATTATCTTTGAGATTAGACTCCACGGCGCTTGTGGGCGTTTCTCCATTTTGTCGTGTGGGCACATGAGGCACCGTGCGTTACATACAGTGTTTTTTGAGGAAAGCCACGGAAAGTAGCTGTTCTGTCTCAAACTGTATGAATTTTGGAAATGGGGGGTTGTCAAGAAATTCATGTAGGTCTAAAATTAGATTTCATCTCCATTAATATTTTCTGCCCTATGGCAAAATATTCGTTTGGAAACGCCAAAATTAGCTCTTTTTTGGCTTTTTGTTCTAGTTGTTGGTGATGTTTGTTACATAATCGAACCAAATTTTGGCGTGTGTTTTTTCCACCCGCATATTTTGGCAATAGATGGTGGCGAGACATTTTGTTCTTTTTAAGATTACATATTTCACAAGGTCCATCAATAGGAATTGCTGAAACTCCTCTCGCTCTTGCAGTAGCCAGATTGTTAAGTTTTCTTATATGGTCATGTTTTTTATAATAGCGTTTTAATGCTTGTTCTGCAAGATGCTTACGATTGTCATGTTCCCATTTTTTGCGTCGTTTGTACACATCAGGTTTATGAGCATACTCTCTTGTTTTTCTTAAGAAGAGTTCCTTATTAAAGATGAATGGTTTATGACAATGTTTGCAAATTGTTCTACCTTTTTTTGCTGCAGACAACATGAATTGATTGCAGTGGGTGCATTGAACTTTTTTTCCATCTGTTATTCTGTAAGGCATGATATTTAATGCAATGCGAAGTTGTATATAAAATCTTTGTTAGTAGGCTTTACCATCAGCATCAAAGTGTGGGATGTGCAAGTCTACGGCGCAGGCTGTTGTGAAGCCGTGCCACAACGCTAGAGTCATGAAGTGGATGTCTTCGCTGTGGTACGCGTTGTCGGGCGTGACGCCCCAGTCAATCATCTCCAGCACCCTGCGTTTGATTAGGGCGCAGCCGTCGCCGCCTGTGATGCCCCAGACTGTCCGTTTGCGTTTCCAGTTTGGGTCGAACATGAGGGGAATCATGACGGGGCAGTGAAGCCACGCCAGCCGAAGCTCATCCAGCACAAGCGGGTCAAGCTCGTCTTTGAACTTCTCTAGCTCCTGCGGCATCCATGCGTAGCGCCACACAAGCGGGTAGGTGCCGCATCTCTGGTCTACGTTTGGGCGCTGGTAGCAGAGTCCGATGCTGATGTCCGCGTCGGCTTTCTGTAATCTGTGGATGGCGTTGCGTGGGGGAGGGTTGTCTCCGCCCAGCAGCAGGAAGTAGGGGATGTCGGTGTCTAGGAAGGCGTCTCTGAGGACTGTTTTGTTTCTGAGGATGGGTTGGTATCGGGTCATGCGCTCTTTTTTGCTGAGTGGCACGTAGTGGATGTGCCATGTGACGTTGTCGGGCCATTTGACTGCTTCGTTGAGTTTTTTGAGTCTACGTTTGAAGTCGCCGAAGAGCTTGTTGTCGTATCCTCCTGTGACTGCCCAGTGGATTTCGTAGTTGTCGTAGTCGAGGTTTGCGAGTGCGGCTACCATGATGTAGGTACTGTATAATTTCGGAGGGCCAGTAGGTATGCCTATGAAGATGCGGGGATGCTTCTGTTTTTGTGGTTGGGGCTGTTTTTCGATTTGCTGAGTCACGAAGAGTCACCGTCTATTATTTCGTAAGTCGGAATGAAAGACGGGATAGTCATTCCTTCTGGAACAACATCAAATTCGTCGCTTATTCCAACAAAACTATAAACATGACGGCGACTGTCATAGTGAACATCAAAGATTTGTATGTCTTCTGGAATATTGGATTTGTATGGTTTTTTCGCTCCAAGCAAAATGTCTTTAAGCCAACGTGCTGAAACTTCAATTGTTGCCGCTCTCAACTCAGTCACTTTTTGATTCACCACCATGTAGACTCTTCGTGGATTAGGTATTTAAGATTTCTTTAGCCAGTTTCTGCCTTGACTTTCAGTTTCCACACTCTGTACCTGTCAACGAACTTGACCGCGTCCTCTATCGATAGAATCAGGGGCACAGACGGAGCTTCGCCCAGCAGATTGAGCAGTTTGGTGGTTTCGTCAACGAACGCGACTTTGGGTTCCTCGACGGGTTGTTCTGTGGTTTCTGTTTTGGCGGTGCTTGCTTTTTCAGGAACTTCATCAGTAGACTCTTCGTTAAGTAATGGAAGTGTTACGTCGCCATCCTGTATTTCAGAATCTTCCAAAGCTATTGGCATTACTATCTTTTCTGCAGTTCCCGCATCTTTCTTGGTAACCTTCTTTTTTGATACCATTCTTCCCAGTTCACCTCCAACCAAATTGGTTCCTTAGTGCTATAAACTTCGTGGACACTGCAGTACTTGGTGCGCTCCCAAACCTTCGCGCCCTCATCCTTCGGGTTCTGGTCACTGCCCACGGGCCAGCCCCAGTTGCCCTCATAATACGCATCTGTCAAACTGCAGTCAGATGGCTTAGTGCCATACTGACAGAATAGATGGCAGTTGCAGTATGTTCCGGGGCTTCCCTGTGGGAGCGTCCAGATTTGGTGACAGCGAGGACACTCTACCTTAGCTTGAAAACTCATTTAATGCCCTCTTTTGTTTAGTTTGTTCATCATTAAATTATGCCTCTGTCACCACTCCGATCGCGCAGTCTACAACCGTGACGCTGTCCTGTCTGCCAGAAACGATTGCGCCCGCCAAGTCCATGACTGGGTTGCTGTAGTCTTCGATTCTGAGCCAGTTCTTGCGTGCAGTCACCATGGCTTGCTTTCTGTCGAACACTATAGTTTTGCATTCTGTCATGGCTGCGCCTCCGCCGCCTGTGCATATACTTGTTGATCCACTGAATAGCGTGTCCATGCCGTGGTAGACAAGGGTAAATCCTTGTGCGGGACTTCGTTGGGTGATTGGTTCGCCTCTCCAGAAGTCTCCTGCTGTTCCTCCTGCCACTTCTACGCCTGACGCGCTGTGGCTCCATGCTTCTGGAGTGATTATCATGGTGTCGCAGACTGGTTGGATGACGCTGTCCCCTCGGCTTACTTCCTCGAACATATCCAGTATTTCGTTTGGTTTTGTTTCAGAAGCACTTGCCGCTCCAGTTACTACTGTACCGTAACCGTCTGTGGCTGTTTTTAGGACATTGAGGGCTAGGTTTCCGCCTGTGCGTCCCATGGCTTCGCCTGCCTTCTGTATGTGCCATTCGATTAAGCCGTACTCGGTGTCCTCTATCATCTCGTTGGTTGCGACTATGGGGGCGCTGATTTTCACCAGCTTTATTGTTGCAGCGTCTGCGTTGACTGTTTCATGTGCCACTGTTCCTTCGCCTAGTTGTTGGGTGGCTAGTACGCCAATGGGGACTGTGCAGTCGCCGCCTCTGGGTTCAAACACGTCTGCGCTGATTAGGGGCACGATGTCTGTACCTGTGCTTGCTGCGTACAGTTTCTGGCTCATCCATGTGGGAACTAGGTACTGTGCGCCTGCGGTGCCGAGCGATCCTGTGGTTAGTCCGCCTGCGGTTGGCAGAAACTCTTTGAGTCCTTTTAGTTCGCGTTTGCTTAGTCCCTTCAGTAGGTCGCGGAGCGTGCATTTGTGTAGGGTTTCTGAGAGTTCGCGTTGTGTGCTGCGTTTGAGTCCAGCGTAGATGTTGCATTGTTGGGGGTCGAAGTAGTTGTGCTGTTCCATGAATTCTTTTGTTTTGGCTAGTTGTGGTCGCGTTTTGTCTACTGCTTCTTTTATGTTTAACATTCTGGTTTTTCACCTCTATTTTTAAAGGAATTATATGTTTTTGTTTAAGAAAGGGGAAGTTGGGGGCGGAGATTCAGGTCTCCGCTTATGCGTAGTTGATTACACAGCATGCGTCTGCGTAGGCTACTAGGTGTCCCTGCCGTGCGGATACGACTGCGCCGACCAAGTCTCTGATGGGGTCGCTGTAGTTTTCGATTTTGAGCCACCGCTTCCTGACGGTTTGGATGCCGTAGGTTTTGTTGACTGCAAGTGCGTGCCAGCTTGTGGCGTAGAGTCCGGCGATGTAGCTTGTTTCGTCGCTTGTGTCGGATGTGGTTATGTGTTTGACTCTGACTACGTCGATTCCGCAGATGTTTGCTATGGGGTTGTTGGATAGGTTGACTACGTCTTTCAGTTTTGTCCAGTCGTGCGGGTAGCCTGCGGCTCCCAGCAATAGCGTTTGTGGTCCGTGTGGGGGTATGATCAGGTGTGTTGTGTCGAATCCGTCTGTTGAGTTTGCGCCTTCTGCTTCTAGCACGTCTGAGATGTCGAAGGTTGTTGCGCCTCCGCTGTTCACGCCGTTGTATGCGCCTTCGACCCTGAATGTGGTTGTTGTTCCTCTGTGGTCTTCCATGATGGGGAAGAGGCACATTTTGGTGCTCCATTCGCCCATGGCTTTGCCTGCGATTCTGACGTGTGTTTCCATCTGGTCGAAGAGGCTGTCTTCTATCATTTCGTTGGTTACGCCTATGTTGATGCTGAAGAGTCTTGGGGTGATGGTGCCCTGCGCGGTTTCTATTGTTTCGTCTGGGGCTTCTCCGCCTGATGCTCCGAAGTGGGGCTTGAATGTGCCGTCTTTTTCTACGTCGATTTTAAGTGTTGCTCCGGGTGTGTCTACGACGTTGCTGACGATTGGGGTGATGTCTGCGCATCTTGCGTTTTCGAAGAGTTCAGCGTAGATTTTGTCGGGCAGCAGGTAGTTGGCTCCTGCTTCTCCTGTGGCTCCTGTGGTTAGTGCTCCGCTGTGTCCGAGGTACTCTTTTAGGCTTGGGTCTTCTCTTGCCAGTTTTTCGACTAGCCGTTTGAGTGGGATTTTGGTCAGGTATTCTTGGATGTCGTTTTGCTGTTGCTGTTTAAGTCCCGTGTAGATGCTTGCGTCTTCGGGGTGGAAGAACGGTTTTGTCTGTTCCATGCAGCGTCCGATTGCTTGGCGGTTTGGTTTGGTTGCGTCTAGGATTTCTTTCAGGTTCATTGTCATCTTTGTTCATCTCCTTGTGTTTAGCGTCCGAAGCCGCCTACCAGTACGAGCAGTTCGTCTCCTAGTGTGGTTCCTGCCTGTAGTGCCATGCCGAGAATGAATGCTGTGCCTGTTCCGTTGTTGCTGACTAGAACGTCGACGAGGTTGCCTGTGTCTGTTGCTGTTAGTGGGGTGACGTTGCCGTAGGTGATGGTTGTTCCTGCTGTGGCACTGTTGATTACTGCGGCTCCGACGGTGACGGTGCTGTATGCGACCATCTTTACGACGCCGTAGAAGCAGACGGGGATTTTGTCTCCTGTGACTCCGCCTTTGAGGGCGACGCCTACTGCGTTGGCTTCGCCGCTGTACAGGTTCATGACTATCTTGTTTGCGGCGGGGTCGCCGAAGCCTAGGGGTTCTCCCGCGACTGCGGCTGTGCCGAGTTCAACGAATCCGATTACGTTGCCTTGACAGATGTATCCTTCTTGTGTTTCCCAGTTGTCTGTGTCTGCCATGTTTTTTCCTCCAATGTTTTTTTCACGTTTCTCGCGTGGTGTGCCCTATTTCTAGGGTAGTGACTGTGAGTAAGTAACTTAGGTGAATGTGAAAGAATTATGATAAAAAGTTAGGACGTGGCTTAGTCGCTGTCGTATGGCAGTTGGTCTGAGTCGTCGGCTGACTCTTCGTTTGGCGGGGTTTTGTGGGTTTGTTTGAAGTTGCCGTGCAGTTTGGCTTCGAGGTTGCTGATTTGGGTTTGCAGTGGCTCAAGCGCCTCCTTGATTGTGTCCTGCTGGGTTTTCCTGTCTTTTTCTTTCTTTTGGGTTTCTGTCAGTTGCTTCTCTTGGGTTGCCTTCCATTCCTCTAGGGTTTTCACTTGTTCCTGCAGGTTTTCGACTGTTTTGTCTGCGGTTGCGAGTATGGTTTCGAAGTCTTTTTTCTGTTGTGTCGCCAGCTGCTTGGTTTCCTCTATCTCATGTCTTAACTGTTGCATCTCGTTAAGTGTTTTAGGGTTCGCTTTGTGGAGAGCCTGCATGTCTTTCGCCACTGATGTGGCTAGTTTGCTGATTTGGGCTGTGGTGTACTCCTGCAGTTGCTTGAGGCTCTTCGTGGCGGCTTCTGTTGCCTCTATGATTTGGCTCTGCAGTTGCTCATGGTTTTTCGTGGATGTTGCTGTGACTTCTTTGATTTGGCTCTGCAGCATTGTGTCTGAGGCTTGCAGTTTCTTGGTTTCTGCGAGCAGGTTATGGTTGGCTGCGGATTCCACGTTTCGGGTCAGTTTCTTGGTGTCTGTCAGGGTTTTTTCTGCTATGGCGTTGACGTGGTTTAGAACGTTGACTGCCTGCCTATAGTTGGCGGCTGCCGCTCGGTTGACGCTGTTGATTGATGTTGCCAGCTGTGCGTCTCTTGCGTAGCCTCTTGTGTCGATTTCCTGCAGTTTCTTGGTGAGAGTTTGCTGTGTCTCGTAGATGTCCTTTGATTCTTTGATTTCGCTTGCTTTGTCGCCTTCGACTTTACGCATGATGGTGGCGCAGTAGGCTGCGGGGTCTTCCTTATCAGGGTTCTTGGCTATGCAGTCATCCATGTTCTTGTAGCCTGCGAAGGGTTCGCCCAGTTTTAGGATTCGCGGCAACTTGACGGCTTCTGTCGCAATGTTTGGGGGCGGCTCAACAACCGCGTCGTCTGCGATGCATAGTCCAGTGGTTGGGTCGCGGTGCTGTCCAGTCGGGCAGGGGGATTGGGTGTCTGTAACCGTTACTACGACGCCGTCTTCTGCTTGTGGCGCTACTTGCGTGGACACTGCGGGTTGTACTGGGTTGGCGTCTGCTTCTGTGGCTGTGGGTTTGTCGATTGGCGGGGGCGGCAGGTCTGCTTCGCAGGTTTGGTTGCCTTGATCGTCGGTGACTAGGTGGAATCCTTCTGGGCAGGTTAGCTTTTCTGGTTCGCCTTCAGATTGTGTGCCTGTGTTGGGGGCTGGGGTTGCCTGTTCTGTGGCTGTGGGTTCCTCTTTTTTGGGTACACATTTTGTTCCGTCCCATTCTTCGTCGGGTCCGCATCCATGCTCGTCTTTTTCTGGTTCAGGCGGGGTTTCGTCCTGTTCTTTGATTAGGTAGGGTACGCCTTTCTTTTCTGCGGTTTTCATGGTTTCTTTTTCCTTTGCTGTTTTTATTACCGTTTCCAGTAACTGTGAAAAGCCTTTTTGGCTTGTTTCTACAATTTCAAAATTTGCCCCACTTACTCCGGGTTGTGCTGGGGGTTCTACAATGCTGAGACCTTTAAAGGCGATTTGTCGTGGTTCCCATTTGAAGTTTTTTATGTGTTCTTCATTTATCATGTGTTCTTCAAATTTTTTGGGGTCATAGAATTTTTGTCCACAAATTTTGCATTGTAGGTGATTGAAGGTTGCGTCTACGCTGACGCCTAATAGGGGTTTTACGCCCCATTTGTTAGTGTATGCTTCTTCAGAGAGTGTCCCGTTTCTCACTTTGTCGGTGTCGCGTATTTTTTGGGTGTACTCAGAGTGGTTTACTTCAGCGACGTATTCTATGGTGCCTTCTTCTTCTTCGCCGAAGAGTACATGTCCTTTCAGGGTGGGTTTTCGTCCGTGTTTGCCTGTTTCCTCCCATTGACTCATTTCATGGTTAACATCAATGTATGCGCCTCTTAGGGTACGAGCACTTCGTAAGAGTTCGTCTTGTACGTAGCGTCGCATATTTTGGCTTATGCCTTTGTCAAAGTATTTTTCTGCGCTAAACAGTGCTGTGCCTCTGATTATCACTTTGTCTCCGGGGGCATCGTTGTAGGTGAATTCTGGGCTGAGCCATCTAAACGATTCTTTGATTTTGTAGGGTGGCATCCTTTTTTTCCTCTTTTTTTTAATCTAATTCGATGAATATTGTGAGTAACTCTAAAATTTCGGGGTCGTCCAGCCAATCGCGTATGGCGAGGCGGCGTTTAAATCTGCGACGTGTGGGATACATTCCCTGTTTTGATGCTGCCGTTGGTGCGGCGGGGGCTGCTGGTGTGCCATATTTGGGCCAGTAGTTCGCTTGCCAATAGAGGGAAGGCCAGTACCTGACGTTCCAGTAGCCATCTTCCATTAAGGTTGGAAGTGGTGGCCCATATTCTGGCCAGTAGTCTTCCTGCCAGTATCGACTTGCCCAGTAGGTGTCTGGGAAGTAGCCGTTCTTGATTAGTGCCATTCTATGTTCCGTCCACGGTGACTGCGGTTCTGTTGCCGTCGGCGTCTACCGTTGCGGTTTGGCGGTCTTTGGTGTCTCCGAGGTCGCGGAACTTGATGGTTGTGGTTCCGCCTCCGTTGGATTTGCCTGCTACAATGGAGGCAATCAGGTTCACTGATTCTCTTAGGGTGTCCGCGTTTGCGGGTGCGTTGGCGTCAACCACCTCGTCGAGTATCGAGTCGATTGCGGCGTCTTCTATGGCTGCCATAACTGATGAGCCGACGTTGAGGATTGCGTAGTAGCTTGTGTTGTCTGGGGCAGTTGCCCAGTTTGGTCTGATGTCTGCTACTTTTGTGCCGCCGTTATAGCTGTAGCATGCTCTTGCTTGTCCTGCGCCTGTTCCTGTTATGATGCAGATTGTCTGTCCTTTATAGTAGTCGTTTACTGCACTTGATGTGGCAGCGAGTGTGATTGAGCCTGCTGCGCCTGCTTGTGCGAGAGAGATGACGGAGACTATGCTTTGGAGTGAACGTAGCACGTATGCTGGGGTGTCTGCGGTTACGTGCCCAGCCATTGGTTCGTCCCAAATGTCGTCGATGCCTGATGCACTTAGAGCTGCAACCTTGTGTGTTGCTGGGTCGTATCCTGTATCTGCGAAGTCTTTGAGGTCGGTTGCGGACTGTGCGACTCCACCCATCTGGGTTAGGTCGGTTTGGAAGAGGTCTGTACCGCAGAGTGTATCCCAGACGTTTGCTGTGACTACCATATACTCATGATAGACTGGCAAGGCTCCTGCCATGTGACAGCATAGTTGGAGAGTGCCAAGAGTGTTAGTGTCTGTTGCATTTAATGGGCAATTATAGTATCCTAAGTCATCATGTGTTGCATCATTGGCGTCGTTCTTTGCTGCCAATGCCTGCCCTAATTTGCTGAGTAGAACGTGTTCATCCTCGATTGTTAAAGCTTCTTCTGTGGTTTTACCATCGTCTTCATCCATGAATGGACCAATAAGAACGTCCACTGCGGTTGATTGTTTGAGGAGTAGTCCCATGTTTTTATCCTCTTATTATCTTGTTTATTCGGTTGTAATGGTGCATAAAAACGGGGATGCTGGTGGGTACTGTGTATTCTATGTATAGTTCAGGGTCATCACCATTATATTCTTTTGAACAATAGTTAGACTGACGGGTGGTAGGGTCGCTGCCTTCAGTAACGCATTTTAGGCAAATGCTTACCGTTTGGTTCCCAGCAAACTCAGCTACCACAAAAGGTGTAACAGTCCATTCAACCCAACCAACCGCAGAAACCTGTGTATCCTCAACAACACCGTAAGCCTTCTGATTATTCCATGTTATCTCGTCTTCAAGCCATGAGTCGTCAGCTACACGCCGTGCTTGAACGTCACTATCTGGAGAAGACAAATCGTACACGGCAAAGCAATTCATCCTTAGTTTAGCCAAAGTAATAGTAGCCCCAACTGGTAAACCGCTTATGTCAAACTTGAGGAAGCCTCGAAAGTTATTGTTAAGGTCTGTCCGAACATACAAAGTTGTGCCTAATCCATAGTTGGTGTTTGGGACACCTTCGTTAACGTATGAATCGGCGGTAGGGTAAAGTGTTGTATTAGCCATCAGACATTCGCCAGTTTTGTTTTGAGTTTCCTCAGCACCTCGCTTTTGAGGCTGTTCTGCTCCTCAGTGTCGGCGGATAGTTTGCTGAGCGTCTGCTGGATTCCCTGAAGTTCGGTGACTATGGGCTGAAATGTGGACTGAAAATCGGGAAGATTCTGTATCTGTATGGTTTGAGGCTCTTCGTGGGTTTGCTCTTCTGGCTGCGGCTCTGGGGCGACGTACTCTAGGCTGGCATGTCCTTCTTTTACTGTCAGTTGCAGGCTAGAGTGTTCTGATTTATTGGTTGATTGTAGGCTTGGGTGACTCAAAGTTTTCTGCCTCTGAATGTTTCTCTGCTGTACTTCTGCACCTTCTTGAACATGCGGGACTGGCTAGGTGACAGGTCAATCTTTTTTCCTGCCACCTTATCTGGAACAGCAACCCTCTCCCGTTTGCGCTTCAATATGCCGTAGGGGTTGGTGACCACGTCTTTGGTGTAGCCTGTCCAAACCAGTTTGCACCTGCAACGTGGATGAATTAATGCTTTGATTTTGTTGGCTGAAATTTGGATGTGATACGGAAATGCTGTTTGAAGCTCGTCGCCTCTATAATGTGACCCGTCAAGTGATTGGCATACTGGGCAGGTTTTGGGGCTGGTTTGCTTTGCGTCGAATATCCACCAGTTATGTGGATTGTAGGGGTCGGTGCGGTCTTCCTGTTCACGAAGAGTCAGCATTAATTTCACTCGGCTCTCCCTGTGGCTGCCGTACCTTCATGTACTGCATCTGCTCTGCCTGCCTCTGAGCCTCTTCGTCACGTAACCGCTTAATCTTCTCTAAATCAAAGCCAAGCTGTTCCGCGGCATACTCGGCAGGTACAATATTCGATTGCACAGCCCCCATCCAGTACTCCATGTCATCTAACTTGTGCGCGTCTGGAGCCTCAAACGACAGGCGAGGACAAACCTTCACACTGTAACCGAGACTCTCAAGATAGGGCGTGTACAACTCGTTTTCGATTTTGCGTTTGATTATCCGCTGCATGGGCTGGATGAGGTTGGCGCGCGCCCACGGCAGCATCTCCTGCGCTGAAGCCATGGTGCTGCTCCACTGCTTAGATATGGGAGGGATCATGAGTCCATCTATGGCTTCGTTGTAGAGGAAGTCTAGGATTTCGTTGAGGTTGGTTATGGTTTTGTCGCCTGTACCTCCTGTTTTCAATTCGATGGGGTAGCTGGTGACGTGGTGTTCTCCGGGTTCCCAGTTTTTTATGGCGTTTCTGATGCTGCTTATTTCTGTGCCCTGTGGGACGTATTGTCCTTCGCCTACCTGCCATAGTTCGAAGGGGAAGGCTGCGTGGTGCATGAACTCCTGCACGTCCACTTGAAGTTGTTCCAGTATTTCGAAGACTAGGCCGAGTCCGCTGAAGAGGGTAGTGCCGTAGGGCCATGTGATTGCGGTTATGTTCCATGGGAAGTGCATGATGTTGTCTGTTGTCCATTCTGTGCTGTTTTGGCGCCATCGGGTTATGTTGCCGTTCATGTCCTGTTCTGCGGGTTCTATGGTTTGCTGTTGGGTGAATCTTTGCACGTCGGTGATTGGGGTTTCGGTTTTTTCCCAGAAGCAGCTGCCCAGTTTTGCCATGTCTGTTGCGGTGTCGAATAGTAGGGTGTCGAGTCCTATTTTTTTGTTGAGTTCGTCGATGTGGTCTTTGGCTTCTTCTGCTCTGCGTTTGTGCGGTCCCTCAGTGTACGCTGCTTCTGTGAATACTCCGTCTGCCATGAGTTGTCCTGCTATGGTTAGGATTTGAGATTTGGCTAGGGGGTGCTGTTGTACGATTTGTTCTGCGTATTGGCAGCGTTTGCGCCAGCTGTATTCGCCGAGGTGTATTTTTTTTCGTCTGTGGGTGGGTTGTCCTGTTGCGAAGTAGCCCCTGAATTTTTCTTGCAGGGAGATTAGTTGTCCTGCTTGGGTTCTGAATCCAGTCGGCATTTCTATGACCTGTTCAAAGATTTTATAAGGTAAGTTTATGAAGAGTAATACGGTGAATTAGAATGAATATTTGTTTTGGTGGGAATAAAACATGAGATTAATGAACCCGTTAAAAACAGAACAATTAAAATCATTGATAAGAAGTAATAGGGCAACGGGAGATTTTCATGAACCATTATATGAAGTCTTTTTTGATTCTATTCCATTATTTTGTGACCTTTGGGTGGAAGTCACAACTTGGGTTATCAAGAGAAAAATTTACAAATTAACTGGAAATTATAATTTAATTCAGGATTAATTAATGGTGGGAAAAAGAGATGAATATTTCTAAAGCAACACACGATTATCTTCAAAGATGGAAAATAGATTATCAGTTCACAGAATTGTCTGATAACATAGCATTAGTACACCTTCTCAGTCATTATTACAATACTAACCCATTAAAGAAATCTGTTAGCCCGAAAGATTCTTCGTAGGCTATTTCTTTTCTATCCCGATTTTGTCCTGAAAGTTTGCTCTGAACCCCGTGTTATTCAAAGTCATGCTTGACTGGCATCTGCTGCATTGTACGGTGGCTTCCCATCCCTTGTCGCCTTCCTCAAGAGACAATACTTGGAGGTTCTTGTTGCCGCATTTTGGGCAAGCGTAGGCTTCGATGGTTTCTCTGTGCTCCTTCACTGTGGACAGGTGGTTGGTTGGGTTGAAGACGTTGAGGGGCACGATTTTGTGTGTGCGCCTGAACCAGCTTTTGAGTTTGCTTAAACCTTTCATGTTGATTCACCATTTATGATTATGCGAAGAATCCTGTTTGGTGCCCCACAGTGTTGCGGCTGACGATTTCCACCGCGTCTAAAGCATCGTCGTATTGTCCGCGTGGAAACTGCACCCACTGGTTCCAGAACTCGCTTTGTTGACTGTTAAGGATTGGGTTGATTCTTATGCGTTCTGCCTCAAAGTGGCTGCTCATGGCAATGAATCGCGACTCTTTGTCACGAAGGGTCTGGGTGGGCACTATGGGCAATCCACGCAGTTCAGGGAGGAAGATTAGCACTTTCTGGAAGGCGTTTGATTCTATGTAGATTTTGGCTGGATTATATGTACTTGCCATTTCTTTCAGTTGCTTCAGGAACAGGGGGAAGGGTACGCGTTGGCACCACACTTCTCTTAGGTGGTAGCGGTCTAGTGTGTGGGTTTGGCTTATGACTGCGATGCCGTGTTTGTCGCCTTCGCCTAGTGCGGGGTCGACTCCGAGCCATGTGAGCTTGTACGGTTTTGGCGTGTCGTAGCTGCGTAGCCACTCTGCCTTGAGTAGTGATCCTTCCATGCCTGTGGGGTCATTCTGGTATTGGCAGTCGAAGATTGTTGAGCCTATTTCGTTTCTACGTTCTAGCAGTTTTTTGAGGGGCCAGTATTGGGGCCAGAGCACGTTGCCTGTTGGTTTTTTGTGTTCGTCTTGTTCTATGGCGGCTAGTACGCTGTGGGGCCACTTTTCGATGAGTTCTGCGTAGAGGTCGGCGTAGCTCCATCTTGTGCCTATGACTATGATTCCGCCCCATGGATACAAAGTTGGATACAGAATCTTGTTGAACCATGTGCTTACCTTTTCTAGTTGCAAGCGGGTTCTCACGTTTTCTTCGTCTATGATGTCGTCGTCTATGATTAGGTCGTTTCTTCCCCCTGTGATTGGACCCATTAACCCGGTTGCTTTGACTGTGGGGTTCTTGCTTATTTCGTTTCGTTTTATGATGAATTGTTGGCTAGTCCACTTTATTGGTTGTGCTGGTTTGAGGTTGCCGAAGAGTCTGATATAGTTCTCGTCGTGCTCTATGGTGGACATCAAGGCTGTGCATATTGCTTCTGCTTGACTCGCGGTTTTGCTTACGATTTGCACGTTTATGTCTGGGTTGTTGCCGATTAGCCAGAGGATGTATAGGATGATTCCTGTGGTTTTTCCGTGTCCTCTTGGCCAGAGTTGCAGGTATTTGTGGAGGCTTGTTTTGTTGTTTGGGTCTGTTTTTATGCAGCTAAAGTCGTTCTGTAGGAACTTGTACCATTGTTGGTGGAAGGCTGCGTTTTTGTAGCCCATCCATTCAGTGAATAGCAGCAGATTCTGCCGTATTGTTTGCTTTAATATACTTTCGTGCAACGGCGTTAAGGAAGCTTCTTTCGTCTGGGTTGAGACTGTCAATTTTGACTGTGTACTCCTTCTTTTCTGTTATGTCGGTTCTGATTTCGGCTTTCTGGGTTACTCCAGACATGACTATGCTATACATTAATCCGTCTGATAGTTTGCCGTCATGAGCTTTTTGTGTGAGGTTGCCTAAGCATTTTTTGCGTAGATACCCTAGTCTTTCCTCGAAGATTTCTCCACGTTCTGCAAGTGCATTTAGGTCTCTGCGTAGTGTACGATCTAGGATTTTGTGTTTTTTGAGGAACTGTTGCTTGTTGAATGTGTTGTTGTTTAGACTGTCTAGTAGGTCTTTTTGGCGACATATCATGTCAGCTTTTGTGGTCATTTTTGGACAGCTCTGTTACTGATTGGGGAACTAGTGGAGGAAAGTTTATTTTCTGTTGGTTCCTCTTCCTTTGTTTCGGGTTGGTTTGCATCCTCCGCGTCCACGATTGGCTCTGGTTCCTTTGCCTGAGCCGTCTCTTTTTGGTTGTGTCATGTGTCTTACGTCTCCGTTTGGTTGCTTCAGTCAGTCGTGGTGAATCAACAACACCTTTCGTGAGGTGAGAAGTCGTTTGTTGTGGCTGGCTGAGGCGTTAACCCAGAGAAGTGTAAGAGAAGCTTAGTCTAGCTGTTTTCCGCAGTCTATGCATTGTCTCCATTTTTTGCCTGTGGCATAGTTGTAGTATGTAGCGTAGCTGTGCCAGTGGAGAAGTTTGCAGAAGAACAGTTTTTTGAGGTTCACTGAGAGTCTCCTTGCATTATAGGGGTGACGAGTATGTCGAAGCTGAAGGTTGTGGTTGTTTCGTCTTCGGGGACCGTTTCTGAGGTTAGGGTGAATGCTATGGGTCTGGAGTCTGTTGGGTAGATGTCTGTGCCCGTGTAGTTCCATGTTAGAGTTAAGCCGAGGTCTGTTATATTCTGCCAGTTTGCGGTTTCGAAGGTCATGTCTACGATTTTGTCGTAGATGTTGCTGCTGTTGTTTTTCAGGGTTACGGTTTTGGTGACGTTGTTGTAGACGATGATGTTGCCCCAGTCGATGATTGACGGGTTGGCGAGAAGTATTGACTCTGTGGGCTCGATTGTTCCGCCTGTGGGGATTTGTGTGGGTTCGGCGAAGTATGTGCCGTAGACGTAGATTGCTCCGATTGAGCCTATTAGGGTTAGGATTGCTATGAGTGCCCAAATTTGGAGGGACCAGTTTTTGAGGTTCAAGTTGTTTTCTCCAATTTTATTTTATAACTGTTTTCACGATGGATTCTCCGTCGGTAAGCTTGTTTCTGCGAAGAGTATCATGGAGTGTGTCTATGGTGTTTTGTGCTTTTTGCAGCTCCTCTGTCTGTTGGCTGAGTTGGTTTTTTGCGGCTTCTGCCTCTGCCAATGCGTTGTCTTTGATTTTGGTTATTTCTGTGATTTGTCCTTCTAGCTGTGTTTTTGCGTCTTTGACAGATTCAACCTGTTCGAGTAAGCCGCTGTTTTCTAGTTGCTTCTGTGCGTTGTCTTTCATGGCTAGGGCTTTTTCTTTGTTGGTTTTTATCCAGCCGAGGGCGGTGGTGGCTGCGGTTGCCACTGAGGCGCCTGAGGCTATGGTTCCCAAGTTTAATTTGTTTACAGATAGGCTAGTGAATGGTTCTTTGATGGTGTCCATAAGGTTTATGGCGAATTCTACTTTGAGGATGTAAGCACAGATTAATAGCCCTGAGAATGCGGCTGCTACTATGAGTGCAATTATTAGTATGGTTTTGAGCATTTGTTTAGTCCTCTAAGTGACGAAGAGTCTACTGGGTTATGTCCCAAGGTATCACGTCTTCTGGCATTACACAAGCATGTATCTGAAAGTTTTTGTTTGGTTTTGTTGCCATTGGATTGTCGCTTCTGAATGTTCCATCTCCTAAGTCAAAGCTGTTAAATCTGTACCCGTCTTTTGTGTGTACTGTGAATGTGAGTATGTCATCTTTTGCGAAGTTCATGGTGTAGGGTAAGGCTTGGGGTAACACTATTTTTTGTGCGGGTATGTTTTCGTTTGTGATTACTATGAAATCTAGTCCTACTGTGTCTGCGGTTATTGTGGCTTTATATTTTGGATCGGGTCGATATTGGGTGCTGCTTTGGTTTGTGCTAGTGTTGGAGGCTGCTGCCACTACCACAATAAATAAGATGAATAATATGGCGCCTACTATGAGCCAGAATCTTTGTTTCATGGTGTTATCTCCATTTCTGGTGGCGGGTCTAGAGGATGCTTCAGTTCGGGTATTGGAGGCATAGCGAAAGCGTATTTGCCAGCTAAAGCGTCATCTGTGAATTGGTTATAATCGAAAACGTATTGTATGTTATCGTGTGTTGTGGAGGCATCGAATTTGTAGAGGACTGTGTGGTTCACTATTCCGTCTCTGCCGTGCTCGTCTGGTTCGGATTTGGTAACCATTGTCTGCGCTACTACCCTGTCAGAGACGAATACGCGCCTGTAGGCGCCTAGGGTTTCTCGATCTATGAGCTGTGCGAGTTTGCCGTTGGGGAGTAGTTGTAGGATGTCTGGGGTTTCGTATTGGTCCGCGATGCCGTTTATGATTCCTGTTACGACTTGACCAGACTTCACTTTTTTTTCACCCTAAGAAATCTAACGTCTGCTTTGTAGGGCATAACTTTGCAACCACATTCTTTGTTTATGTCTTCACGAGCCTTGTTCAAGAAGTCTTCAATTTCTTGCGATTGAGTGTTTTTGTATTCTTCAAGTTCACTCATTAGTTTGCTAGCTCCTGTAGCCAATCCAGTTCCTTGAAGAACCAGAACTCACTAGATTTTATTGTGTTCACATTATCTTCCCAGTTACGGCCACGATCAAAGATTTCTGGGCGCTTAATCTTTGGGCTGCTGCCCTTATCCCAGCATATTGGGTTACCTTTGTTGTCGCGTTCTATTTCAAAGAAACTAGGGAAATATCTGATGTTGCTTAGTCCGAGGCTGTGGATTGTGGCGTGTGTGGATGGATAGAATGCGTAAACGAATTTGTCTAGGGCTTCTGCGCTCATTTTTGTGTCTAGGGGATCGAATGGTTGTCCGGTTATTTGGCTTATTTGTTTTGCCACGGGTGCGAGTCCGTCCCATGCTGTGACGACTATGCATAGGTTTTTGAGTTTGGGGGAGTTGGGGTTTTGTCTCTTAAATCTTACTATGCCCTTCACTATTCGGGTTAGGTTAGCGTCACTGTAGATGCTTAATCCATCGATACCTGTAGGTTCCTTTTCTAATTCAATCTCTAAGCCTTGCGCTCGGGTTGCTTTGATGATTAACATTAATGCGGAGCTGTTGCAGACTAGATTGATTGACTTGTTCATGTTTAGTTTAGATGCTTGCTGCAGTGTGCGTGTTCGGTTAACTTGCTCTATAAGGTTTACGAGGTCTTCTCCTGCCATGTCTGCGATACTCATTTTTGCTTGGCTTTTTGATAGAGTTATTTCTCTGCCAGCTAAGTATTTGACGTGGCTCCACTCGAAGGTTGCGGCAGGCTCCACTGTGGATGCTTTCATTAGTCCGGTTTTGGGTGGGAAATGTCCAGCGCGTAGGGCTGATTTGTCGTTTTCTATGTTGCTGCTTCCTTCGTCTATGAAGTATCTGAATGGGTATTCTGTGCCTCTGCTTTTTGATACTTTGCGGTCTGCTGCTATGAGTAATCCGCCTAGGTGTGCGCTTTTTCCTGCTCCCATTGTTCCTATCATTGTTAGCAGGTTTTTGTCTGCTTCTATGTCTAAGAGGTCTCCCATGTTGCTTTTTTGGTTTTGTTGTGGGGGTTCGTATCCTATGAGATCTTTGAGAGCATTAAAAACCATTAGTCACTCACAACCGTTTCTTGTTCCTGTTGCTGTGGTTGACTTATTTGTTGCCCCATCGGATTATATTGTCCTACAGTGGTTGTTGATATTTGTGTGCCGAGAAGATATGTTTTTACGATGTAAAAGAATAGTGCTCCTCCTACAAAAACGCCTCCAATCAATATTACTCCGTTGAGTGTGTCAGTTGCAGCCCACATTAGTATATTTTCGAATCCTATCCCAATAAAGGATAGGTCTAAGACGCCAACAACATGAAGTATCGGTAAGGAAACAACTGTGATTATCATTAATGCTATTAGTATGTATGCGCTTGTTGACATTTTCTTTTTTACTGTTGGCATTTTTTCTTTCTCACCTCCTTCTTGTCTCTTAATTATCTAAGAGAACCCTAAACATAAGTGTGAATTGGTGGTGCTTTTAGTCGAAATAAGTTAAGCACTTCGCCAAAATCGTGATTTAAAGCGTGGTTTGGGATATATTTGAATTGCATTTTAAGTTTTTGTTCTATAATATCAACGTTTTCTGGCCTGTAAACCAGTTCGCCTATGATTTTTTGTTTATCTCTCCAGCTGTACCTTAAAACGATGGAGTGTGCTGTCTCAAGTTCTTCTTGTCTACGGCTTCTTTCTTGTTGTAATTCTTTTTTTCGTTTTCTTGCTTGTTTGCTTCTTTTGTTTGACAAGATAATCCTCCCAGAGATGCCGTAGTCTAAATAGGGCACGCTCGGCGACGTGAAAGTGTCTCGACTATCTATGTCTTCACCATGACATATACAAGAGTTTAAAGAATAAGGTTATATTTAAAATGTTCTATAGTTTACTCTAAAAAGTTGAAGTAAATAAAAAAATGTGGAGGTAGACTCTACAATGAGTCTACTTATTTCTGGTAGCCACCTTCAAACAGGTGTAAAGTGTTAGTCCAAACATTTTATATACTCTTTAATCGTTTAATATCATGATATTTATGGTTAATGCTAAAAGAGATGAAAATGGATTAACAGCATCTCAAAGATATTATCGAAGAAATAGAGAAAAAATTTTTTGTATACCGAGCATCAATTATTTAGATAAAAGCCCTTAAAAAAGGATATAATCAACTAATCATTTATCATGAAAATTCCTTTTCTGCAAAGAGAACGAGTTGCAATAATCAAAATCCGCAGACAAGGCGTAAGCATGAATCACATCGCAGAAGCCTTCGGCAGGTCACTCTCTGAAGTTCACCGTGTCATCAAAAACGCCGAATCCTTAGGAGTACTCAGAAGATTTTCGAATAGAAAACTGCCGAACCTAGTAAGACGTAGAACATCCAGTTTAAGGCGCCAAACATTGTTGAATCTGATGGATAAGTGGATTGCATGGTTATGTGGCGAGGCTGAAAGACCCCCATAAGCAGATGTTCTCTTTTTTTGATATTCCTTTCACCTGTTGGTGTAGTCTTTAAAAGAAAAGAAAAGAAAAGTTTTAGTACAAACAAACAAAAACACAACGTTGAAACAAACAAAAACACAGTCTTTCTTTAGTTAAAAGCGCGGGAGTTTTCTTAAAACGGTTCGTTTAAATAATAATTCTATATAATATTTTTCTGTTAGAGAGATTGTTATGAGAAAACCTAAAACTCATTGTATTCATTGTGGAGTTAAATTAACCTCAGAAAATTTTACTCATCATATGACTAAATTACCTAAACGGTGGTTTGTATGTAACGATTGCTTCAAAAAATGTGTTTACAAATCAATCAGAAAATATTACAATAAACATAAAATAAGTAAAAAGACTAACTGTTACAATCGCCTCAAAGCATATCGAAGTTTTGCTTTAAACATTATCAATTATACTTGTCAAGAATGTAACCAAAAATCTGATAGAATGGAACTACACCATTTAGATGGAGACTTCCATAACAACAACGCTGAAAATTTGATGTTTTTATGCTTTGCTTGTCATAGAAAAAAGTCACGAAAACATGGAAAATATGTTATACCTAAAGACGATACAGTTGCAACAGAACTTTAGTTTGAGGAACGTTGATGTGCCTGACCCGCCGATAATAAAACAGTTAATTACGGTGCTAAATTCGTAAACATAGGTTTGGATGTGTCTGTTCTGTGACGTATAGTTTTATATATTGTTGTTGTTGATTGTGTAAGTATGGAGGATGAAACAAACAAAATGAATAAATTAGAAGCAGAAGCATATTTTGAAAGAATACACGCACCAAAACAACCCACATTATTTAGGAGATCAGAAATTGCCTGCAATTAACTATTATGTTCCTGACAGCAAATACGCAGAACTCGTGTACGAGGCTACACGGCGAGGCGTGAAAGTGAAAACTTTGATCGATGAAGCTCTAGATGCATGGCTTAAACTACTGAAGGAGACACAGAGTCAATGACGTATAAACCAAAAAATATTGGATTAAGAGATTGGAGGGTAAAATATGACTTGCCTAACTGGAAAACCCAAAACAGTTGTTGAGGGAAAAATCTTTTATGAATATGGATTATACAACATCAACATACCCAGTTTAGACTCAAAAAAAACAGAGCAAATCATCAAAGCCTTGAAGGGAATTGTGCAATTAAGGAGAATCGGTTATGGTGGGTAAGGAGACAAAAACAGAATGAAAATGGTTAAACCGCAAGAAAAAACCGCAAAGAAAGACCTTCCTGAAGAGGAAATCACAACACTAGAAGAGGTGACTATGCCCGAGTACACGCTTATCGACGTGATGCGGGAACAGAAAACAGTGCAGAACATGCTACATGAACTGGAACAACAGCTAACCATCATGGTTGAGGCGGTTAAGGCGCTCGGCAAAGAAGTCATAGACAGCAACACTGGCACACAGTCGGCGCTTACGGATTTGGCGCTGAAGATGGGCGACCTGCAAACAGCATTCATCAAAACAGTAGCATCGGCACAGCCACAAAGTAGCCACAAAGTAGCCACAAAAATGCCTGTGCA